GCATGGATAACTGGCCTGCCCACAATCGCCTACCGGCTCAGTGTGGACAGCCGCTGCGCGGTGCGCCAGTTATCCACACTCCAAACTGACGCGCTGCGCTTGCCCAACAGCCGTTTATTAAAAATGCAATGAAGCCAGGACAGCCACAGTCCGGCTGCTCCCCTGATAAACAAATTGGTCTTGGCGCATCACAGTGGCTCTGATGGCGTAGCCATGTGGCGAAGCCTAAATCTCTTTGGCGCGGCGCTAGCTTGGGGGTCTCTGTCTCTACCCCCTTGGGGGTCACTTGATAGGTGTCTCAGGTACTCAAAAACACCTTAACAAAAAACCGCTTGTATCAATTAGCCCTGTTTTTGGATGATCCGCTTCAAAGCCTTTTTAAGCTGTTTTGACGCTTTCCCGTGCCCAGGTGCAGGCCGTGCTGGATTGCGTTGATCTGAGGCCGATTGGGTGGCCTGCATGGGCTGTTTGAGCCAGTCACCAGAGGGGATAAATGACATTATGGATGCTATGTCATTTATCTTTTTGGGGCGTGAAATAAGCTGTAGCCCTTCAATCATTTGAATAGTTTGCTATAGATTATGTAGCGTTTTAATTTTGACCATCACGAACCTATCCGCAGGGGTATACTTAATACCTGTTACGCAAAAGGTAGAAATGACAACCGGAAGACCCCTAGACAATGCAAAGCGTGAGCGCATCCTGCACGCACTCAGCGCAGACGCGCACGAGTTCTTCAACGTGGGTACTCCTCCGTATAACGTGGCGCACCTTGCGCAGACGCTTGCGCTGGATCCGTCAAACCTGCGCAAGTACCTGCTTCAGCTTGAGGCTCAAGGATTGGTCGTGCGCGAATACCGCAAGGTCTCAGCGTGGAATGCGATCTCCAAAAACCACATGGACAGAAAATGCCTGTGCTTTTGGAACGCTGCTACTCAGCAGGAAGACAAGCGACTTGCAGACGAATGGGTCAGCCAGAGCGGTGCCAGGTCAGCCGGTGCGCTTGCAAGGTTTGGATTATCGTGACAGTCACGAAACTGTTAATTGTCGCCAAAATGGCGTTTGAATGTCATTTGATTAATCGCCAAAAGGCGTTTTATTGTCTGCGTGGCTTACGAGGTGGTTTCTGAGGTCTTGCCCTGCCCAGCTTATCGGCCCCCGGTGCCCTCGCGCGTGTACGCGTACACGAGGCGAGTTATGGGTTAGGAATAGAACGATGCTGAACAGGTGGTTTACCGCTTCGGCCTGCCCGACTTTCTGGCGGGGCGTACCCAGCGCGGTCTGCCGTCACGGCTCACACAAACCAGAACGCCCAGCGTGGGCAGCGTCTGGCGCTTGCCTGTGAGGGCGTCCACCATGAACTCGAACACGGTCACGCCTGTGCTTTCAGGGCTTCACCCTGCAATGCCTTCAGCCAGGCCCGCACGGCTTCGGGTGTCTGGCCTGCCTGCAACATGCGCGAAGCATCCCGGCGAAGCTCTGAGGCGGTTTGTCGTGCCGCCGGGCGCATGCGCTCCAGGGCAAGACGGTTACAAGCGGCGCGAATGTCAGGGGGCATCATGGGCTTTTTTGGTTAGACATAGCTGGAAAGAGGGAATGGGATGGTTTCCCGCTCGTTACGCTGTGGCATATGCGGCCCCCGGCCGGGCTATGTTGTTGTCCATGCACTCATCACGCCAGCGTTTGCCGGAGAGGTATTCAATCTCGGCGCGGCTCACGGTGCCCAGGTCAGCGACAAGCATCCGGCGATCTTTGACGCCCACCAGCCGGAACGCCTGCCCAGCGGGTTCGATGGCTATGCCTTGGGTCGTGATGTCGCGCTTGATGCGTCTTGCAAGTGAACTCATGGCCGATCCTTTGAATAAATGCCCACGCACCCTCTTAACTAAAGGCCGTGGGCTGACGGTGTTTTCTGACGCTGGCACGAACCGCCTAATCCAGTCCGGGTTGCTTAATGCCGCCCCGGCTGCGGCTCTCTCATCAGGCCTTGACGCCTGAGACGACTGCGAAGGCTTTCGGGCGAAGCACGCCCACGTCCACGCGGGCATGACAGACAAAACCGACTTGGCCCGTTAAGGCAAAGTTTTCATTCAGTCGCCCAATGGTCAGGTTCTCGCGGGTCACGTAGACCAATTCGCTGTAGTCACCCAAAATCAGTTGGCTGCAGTCTGTGCTAGATCCGACTGTCAAGTTCGTTGGCAAGCGGCTGGTCCCGATCATTTGCATTGCGCTCAAGATGGGCGCCTTGTTCAGTGGTTGGCCCAGCGTATCGGCCAGCCCTGCAAACTTCAGCACGTCGCGGTGTGGTGCGATCAGTGCTGTGGGTTGCGCGTGGTCGCTTGTCATGATGGCGCCTACCGCTTCGAGGATCTTGGCGTAAGTGGTCAGGCTTGCACCGTTGGTGCCGTTGCTGATTGCATGCACTCCGACCGTGTTTGCAATACCCCTTGGTTCTGGATTTGTACCGCTGCCGATCAAACCCGCAGCATCAATCGCTTTAGCGAAAGCCTGCCCGATTGCGACGTTAAGAGCACGGTCGAGGTCTTGTCCGTCCTGCAAAAGCTCCCTGCTGCATTTAAAGAAAAAGGCCAAACTTTTAGGCGCAGCAACCACGGCACGAAAGCCGGGGTCGCTTTCTGCGACGTTGCCCGATTCCAGTCGCCAGGCTGCAGTGGGCAAAGTATCTGTGGCGGCGAATGTGTAGGTTGATGCCGCGTCGATTAACTCGATGCGTGCGCCTGCCCGCAGGGTTGCAGACTGGTTCTGCAGTTGGTCAAGAATCGCGGGTGCCAGGCGGCTCGGCACGCTGTAACCGCCTGCGCTGCCCGTGCCAGTGCTTAACGCAGCCCTGACAGCATCAGTCGTTTTCATACCAGCAACACCGCGCAAAAAGTCGGCGGTTGTAACCGGCTCTTGGCTGGCCTGATAGTCAGGTTTCGCGGCGTAGTGCGCTTGAAACTTGGAAACCTTGCTGGCGTCAGTGCCGTGCATTTGGCCGTATGCGGCCTTGGTGGCGTCCAGTTCGAGTTGCTTTTCAATGGCCGATACGCGGTCATTTTGGGCGGATTTGAATTCACCGAAGGCTTGGGTCAAGGCGGGAATTACGTTTTCGATTGCGGTTGTCATAAGAGTGACCTTCAAAAATTGGGTTTGTCGAACAGTTCCGATTTACGTCATCGTCGAATCACTCAGGCGGCGGCGGTCGGTAGCCAGTCGAATCACTCAAACCAGCGTCGCACAAGCATCAGGGGCGAATCACTCAGGCCCTGCCGCTTGCGCGCGTAAGTGCATTTTACATTAACGCAACTGAGTTGCAATATGTAATGCAACCAAGTTGCATTTATTTAGGCAATAAAAAAGGGCATCAGTGGAATTGATACCCTTTTTAAATGCCGCCAGTTGCGGTATTTAAATGTCGCTTTTGGGGACATTTAAATGTGGGGAACGCCCACGTTTAGTGTGCCGGCTCGTACTCCACGCGCACCAGCGTGACGCGCTCTCCAGTGGGCCTGACAAGCTCCAGGCGCGGTTCAAGCAGTCCAGCGGGGGACAAGGCGCAACCAACATCAAAGAAGGCCCCAGAACTTGCGGCCCTTGCTACGTCTGCATAGCCTTCGGGGTCTGTGGCCTTCATCTCGTCCAGCGCGGCCTTGACCATGCAGCGCGAAGCAATTTCAAAGTTCTTGATTACCTGTGCGTTGTTCATTTTTGGGCGTCCTTTTTGATTGCGTGAATTGCGTGTGCGATTTGTGAACGGCTCATGCCTTGGGATTTCAGGTAACGCTCAAAGGCCCGCAGGCGAAGGGCAGGGGAGAGGCCCGCGATCCGGTGTAAAAAGAAGTTCAGCATATTGGTGTGTCCTTTTTGGCTTGTCTGGCGTTGAAGGCTTCGAACCAAGTGGTCGCCAGTTGGATGCGCCAGGATGCTGATTCAAAGTTGCGGGCTTTTAGGCATTTGGTCGCGTCATCGATCATTTCGACAATGCGGTGCTTGGTGCTGGGGGTGTTGCAGAAGTCTGCGGCGTTTTGAATTTTGTAGCGGTACATGGTGTGTCCTTATTTGTCAGCAAGTTGGTGTAGTGCAGTGGCGATGCCGTCAAGGGCTTGGCATACGCCTGCCATGTGTTCGTCGCTGAAGTCGCCATCCTCTTGGCTGAATGCGTTGCGAACTTCAAGCGCTCTTACCTGGCGCAGCAAGATCAGGTCAGCCAGGCTTATTGCCCAGATTTCTGCCAGGCGGTGCATGGACTCCAGGTCATCTTCCAGGCCAAGACCTTGGAACTGGTGGCGGGTGCGAATGGGTTGAGTTCCTACGATTGACATGATGGTTTTCCTATCGAAAGTTTGAATGGGTGTGTTTTGGCGCACGTGTCGCCGGTGTCGTTGCCGAAAAGGTGCAGGGTGTGCAGGGTCTGCTGGTTGAACCGTAGGTATGTGTGCGCGTATCACGCGTATAACGTGACAAATAGCAAACCCTGCACAACCCTGCACCTTTTGGTTTTCAGGCCAAAAAGTCGTCGATTTCCTCGGCCACCGGCGGCGCTGGTTCTTGCGCCACAAAGGCGAAGTCGTTGACAACCACCAAGCCACTGAAAACCATCCCTTCCTTGGTCTTGCGTTTGGTGTGGGTACGCTCCAGCCTTTGACTAAACGACTTGGACGATGGGGCAAATTCCCCGTTTCGCTTTTTCCACATGGCAAAGGACTGATACAGGCTTGACGATGTAGAGCTTTTTTCCTGCCCTTCCAGGCAGCATTCGGACAACCACAAGTCCAGGTCGTTGTTCTCGGCCATGTAGTCTTTGGATGCTGTAGACACCGATGCCGGTATCGCCAGCCCGGTTGCAGCCCACTTCCTCGCACCTTCAATGAACCAGCTCAGGATTCCACCGTACTCGGCCACCAGCTTGTCGGCCAACTGGTTGTCGCGGCGAGATCCTTCAAAGGTCTGAGCAAAGGGGATCAGCACCATGCGGCGAACAATGGCTTGGTCGTCACCTTTTAGGCGCGGCTTGAAGTTGCCCGCGATCAGGTGCTTGTGCGTGATGTTGAACTCGAACCCGTCTTGGCGCATAAACCGGGCGGTCATGGTCTTGTCACCCGTTAGCGACTTGATGCGGGCCTCGGCCCAGTGCGCCGATTCCTCGATCTCGCTGCTGATAGCCAGGCGCTTACTGTGTAGCGCAGCGTAGGTGGTAGCGTGCCCCTCATTGCGGGAGGTCATCAGGGCTTCGCTGGGGAGGTTGTGGCCGTACTTCCCGCAGAGCGCCCTAAGCACCTCCAGGAACACCGACTTGCCGTTGGCCCCACTGCCATGAAGGAAGAACAGCTTCTGTTCAGCTACGCTCCCGCTCAGGCAGTAGCCACCCATGCGCTGCATGAACTCCACCATCTCCAGATCCCCGCCAAACACCTCGTGGATGAACTTGTCCCACACTGGCGTCGGCATCTTTGCCGGTGCCACGCCCGACACTTGCGTGAACAGAAGCCCATCCCGGCTCACAGCTTGCCCGGTAGCCAGGTCGATGGCTTCGCCTGGCGTGTTGAGGACCATTGGGAATTTGTCCCACTCATCCACTGGCGTGACAACACCCGGCGCGGGCCGTGCTAGGTTGACGATGGAACTGGAGGTGCTGGCAGAGCATATTTTCCCGGCCAGCTTGCCCGCGTCAGCAGCAGCGTCCCGGCAAACATCCCGCGCCAGTGTGTAGCGGGTCAGGTGCAAGTCGCGCTCCCAATGTGTACCCTTGTTCACCATCCAATCCAGCCCCGGCGTCCAGCGCAGCAGTCCAGCGGCTCGGTGCGCCAGTGCGTCTGCCAGGGCTTGCTCACTGCCAAATGGCAGGCCGTCCACATCAGCGGGTTTGAACTTCTCAGCCGCACCTTTGACGATGCGCGGGATGTCACGCATACGGGCTTTGCAGCGGTCTGATCCGTCATCAGCAGCAGCCAGAATGCCCTGCACCGCTTCCACCACATCACGCTCGGCCATACCTCGCTTGATGTACCTGGCGCTTAACGTCAGCAGAGGCCCGTGATAACTTTCGGTAGACACGATGAGGCGTATCAACTCGGCGTCAGATTGGCGCTCGGTGTCTCCACCGTCCCATTCTGTACTCGCCGGAATTTTCCGTTCAGTGCCGCCGATGATGGCAGCGTAGTCCAGCTTGAACCGGGCGCAGAACTCCTCCAGGGGGTAACGCACCTCCGGGTTCCATGCGGTCAACCTGCACTGCCAGGCGGGCTTCTTCTTGGTGTTGACTGCGCAGGGCAGGCGAACGTACCGCACCGCGCTGTACCCGTTGGTGTCAGCCTTCACCAGTCCTTGCTGGCCTAATGCAGTTTGCAGCCGGGTTGCCACCGCCTCGTCGGTGATGTCTTCAGCCAGGATGAACCCTGCCTGATAGTTGCCCTCCGATGTCTCCAGCAGGTAAGAGCAATCATCCGTCTCCGAGTCATCCAAGACAACCAAGCGCAGCCGCGCGAAGTTGACCTTGCGCTTCTTGTAGACGCCGTCAAAAGGCCTCAGAACAGCCGTGGAGACGTAGCCGTTAGCGTCGGTATAGTCAGGCACCACTGAGACCGCCGAACCGCCCCAAGCAGCCTCCTTGTCTGCGGGCGATACCTTGAACGCTGCCACCCAATACCGCTCAGTTTCTGCCAAAAGGCCGTGAACAGCCGTGACAAATTCAGCGTTTGAAACGATAATGTCAGTAGTTACCTTGACAGCCGCTTCAGTGTTCACCGCACTTTGGCGGCTTTCTTTTTGGTCAAACATTAATGACCTCCGATCCGATGGTTTAAGAAGTTTTCGATTTCGATGAGGCTGTTAAAGAACCGCGATGCAGTCCAGTCCGACAAGCTCCAGCCAGGTGCTGGGTCAGTTGCTGCATGCAGTTCCAGGCCAACACAAGCTGCGCGGGCTTTTAGGTTTTCGATGCGTTTTTGGTCGGTAGTCATTGCGCCATCTCCAGCAGTTTGCGAATATCGGCAACACGCCAGCCCAGGCGGCCAAATACTCGAACGGGCTGTATCGGCCCATTTTGGAAACACGCCCAACTTCTGAGCGTTTGGGGTTTTCGATTTAGGTGGATGGCGGCTTCAGCGGTTGCGAGTAAATCGCGCTGGTCGTCTTTGAGGGGGATTGTTTGCATTATTGAGATCCAATAAAAAAGCCCCACCGGCATTACTGCGGGCAGGGCGTAAAAAAGCCACCGGGTTAGAGTGGCTTCAGAGGAAGGTGGTGGTGTTTTTGGTCTTGGTGGTGTCAATTCTCCAGTGTGTAGACGAAAAAAAAGCCACCGGGTAAGGGGTGGCTTAGTTTTGGGCGAAGGCATTCAGCCGCAAGGCTAAAAGACCATCACTTGTGTGAATGTTGACATTATAACGACGCCAAACGATTAAAAACTACAGTCCGTTGAAATATATTTCAAATATATGGCTCGAACGCTTCTTGAATTGCGTAGACCTTTGCGGAGGTCATATTCAGAAGCCTGCAAACATCATCATCGAGTTTCTCGGACATTTGCGTTATTGCGACAAGTAGCGCAGCCACATCATGCAGCTCGTTTGACTGAGCATGCGCCACATCTTTTAGTGTTTTTTCAATAGTCATTATTTTTACTCCCTTATTACATCCAGCGCCAGATTGACGCCAGCGTTATACCAGCCACCGGCACATCCACCCACTTGAAAGCAGCGCGGGATATGACAGAAGCCACCCGATCTAAAATTGTCGTATTCATTTGAAAGATCCTTTTTCATTTGATAGGGTCTTGCAGGTGTTCTAGCACTTGCAATTCCCGCCTTTGCCCTGCCTGGTGCGGCGCAGGGCTAACCGCTTACTTAATTTGGTAACGGTTGCACAATTCCCGCATGACGTCCTTGGCAATATCGCGGGCCACTGGCGCATGGTCTGGGTCAGTCTCCATAAACTTGATTTGCCGTGCCAGGTTGCCCAGCAGGGCCTTGGTCGTGGCCGATGAGAGATCTTCAGCAGCAGTCAGCATGGCTTCAGTCGCACGCTCACGGCTTGCCCTGACGCGCTGCGCGGGTGTCATGGGCTTCAATCCCTTGGGTGGTCTGCCGGGTTTTCTGACTGCTTCCATCTTTTTCACCTATTTAGTTACGGTAGCGTTATTGTATAACGTAACTGAAACGAAATAATACGTTTCTGTAACTTATTTATCATCACATCTTTATGCCATCACATCTTCATGTGTTCATGGCTTCTTTTGAAGATACTCACTCATGGCGGCTTCGATCATGTCGGTCATGGTCATGTTCCGATCCAGTCCGGCCTGTTTCCATGTGTGGCGCAGGGATGGCGATATGTTCAGGTTCAGTCTGACGGGTGTTTCTTTTGTCACCTCGTGGACTGGCACAGTTGGACGTACATCCTCCAACTTCTTTGTTTTGACAATTAAAGCCATTGCGCAATTTCCAGTTCTTTGATGACGTTGAGGATCTCTGTTTTCGCTGCGGTGTCGCCCATGTCCATGACGCTCACGCCAGCGGCCATAGCGTTGGCGAATGCAACCCGGTTGCCGATGGTTGCCTTCAGCTGCTCGATGCCTTCATAGTCGTTCCAGCTGCCTTCGATGATGGTCTTTGAGATAGTGGTGGTGCCGCTGGCCCGGTTGACCAGGAAGGCGGCGTCAACCTCTTGCCCTATCGCCCGTTTTGCGTAAATCATCTTCACAGCAGGCGCACTGGCCCACACATCAGCTGCGCTCGGCTGGATGACAACCAAGGCAATATGTGCAGCCCGGATGATGGCCGCAGTCATGCTCTCGGCCTTGGCTGGTGCGTCAATGATGGCAATGTCAGCAGCCACAGCAGCCAGCGAACTGGCGAGAATCTGAGGGCGATCAATAGCGATTACGGGGGGTAGGTCTGCACCTTCGGGGCTGGCGTCTCTCCAGTCGCGGGCGGTGCCTTGGGGGTCAGCGTCAACCAGGACAACCCGCTTGCCCTGGCGATGCAACGCTGTTGCCAGGTTGATGGCGATGGTACTTTTTCCAGTCCCACCTTTTTCATTAATGATTGCGATGATCTTCATATGATGATGCCTTTATGTGTTCATGGCTTCATGTGTTCAAGGCAGTTCCATCTCTTGCTGATCCGGTGGGTCTATCGGCTCATTGCCCACCAAAATTCGTTCACCTGGAAAGAGGGACGGTATGTTGTAAAGCTCTTTCGCCTCTGTAATCAGCTTGTCCACTTCCTCTGTCTGTTCGGCCTCACTGATGACAATCTCAGCGCCAAAGGCGGCGTAACGCGATCCCCTGTTTCCTTGCCATGCGACCTGATTGTTTATGACGTAAACGTTAGATTTTCCAGACTTCAACACCTGGATGAACTTCGCTTCTGACAGTGCCTTGATTGAGCTTTGGACTGTTCGCTGTGCCAGCCCCGTAACCTCAGCAATTGCCAGGGCGCTCATAACCACGCCATTGGTGCCTCTATCCATGCGAGACATAAAGAAGTGAAGTAACGACAAGGCAGACGGGTTTTTAATCCCGAATTTCCACATGGCCTGATGCGCTTTTTTGTCGGACTGTAGCCAGCCTTGGGAAACTCCCCGACCATCTTGTTTTGGTAGAGTGATGTTAGCCATTCTTAACCGCCTTTGGAATGTATGTTTAATGCATTCTATAGCAGCTAAGAAAAACATAGGGCACTTTTAATACGCAGTGGGTTGCGTAACGTTACGCAGTGGGTTGCGTAATAGAAAAACGCTCAAACCCGCATGGATAAAGGGCTAGCGGGAGATTCTTCAAATTTCCGCCCTATTAGATTGTTAACTTCCCTCCATGCGAAGCACTTCCTATGCTCCCCCGCATGGATAACTGGCCTGCCCACAATCGCCTACCGGCTCAGTGTGGACAGCCGCT